GATGACATTCCTAAAAATATTGAAGTCGATGTTTCACGAATGGTTACGCAAGCAGCACAACAGGTTCTCGCAGCTAACCAGCAAAAAATGGCGCAAGAGCAAGCACAGCAACAGGCTCAAGATCCACTCGTACAGATGCAACAACAAGAGCTACAACTTAAAGCGCAAGACGTCCAAAACAAAGGTCAGAAAATTCAGATTGACGCGCAACTTGAGCAAGAGCGTTTACAGATTGAACGTGAACGAATCGCATCGCAAGAACGTATTGCTGGGGCGCAGATTGGTGCTAAAGCGGCTATGGACAAAGAAAAACTTGACGCCAATCAACTTGCAGAAGGTACACGTATTGGCATTCAAGCGGTACAACAAGGCGCTCAACGAGATGTTGAATATGAGCGAATTGCGCAGCAGGACAGAGCATCAAGGATTCAGGCAAGAGCACAAACAGCTAATCGGAATAAACAACCAAGTAATGAAAGTGAATAGAAATGGATAACTCGCTAGAAGTACTGAATTTAAAATTTGATACAGAGCGCAATATTATAAACGAAGCTTTGGGTGCTGGCGGCCCAAAAGACTATGCAGAGTATAGATATCTTGTTGGTGTGGTTCGGGGTCTACACATCGGACAAGCTTTAGTTAATGACCTCGCAAAAAATATGGAGCAATACGATGAGTAAACTTGATGTAAGTCAAGCAGTGGATTTATCA